CATCTATACAAAATCTGTTTTTAACTCACTAACCATAACCACTACAGTCCAGTCTATTGTACAACTAGCCTGGCCAGTTACAGTAGCTTTTATGTAATCACCTAAATCAGCATCATTAACTGCTACAAAGTCATTAGTCCAACCGCTAATACCATCATTATGATTAGTTTTATTATTAATGCCTATGCGATCTAATGTACCTGCATAAACTCTAAATGTTGCATGCTGATATTTACCCATAGCTGCAGATGATCGGCCATCTAATCTTCTAGCTAATACATATGTTTCTAATACAATTACACACTCTTTTGTTTCATCTACAATAAATCTTTTGTTACTATCACCACCTAAAAATATCTCAGTTTCTGTAGCATCAGTAGTGCGACCCTCATACATTAATACACTACGTTGTGCTCTACCTTTTTTAGATGTAAATGCGTGGTTAAATTCACCATGCCTTGTTGTATGTGCAAATTTTCCTATTGTGTGGGTACTATCAGTATTATCTACAGTGTTAAAATTGCCAATTATATTGTTATTAAAGGATTGTGTATCTATAGTATTGCCCTGACCTAATATATTACTCTCGTTTGTAAAAGTTTTTTTGTGTGTTTTAGCTTTTATTAGACAATTAGTGCCATCAAAATGACCGCCAACAAATTTGCAATCTTCACTATTGCCTGTAACCTCTTCACCCTTAGTGCCTGTAAACGTAATTAGGTTGTTGTTTATATTAAATATTTTTTTTGGCATTATATTTTAAGCATTTCAATTTTTGTTAAACCTCCTTTGCCAGCATTGTACTCTATTTTAACTACTCTATATTCCTGGTTTTTTACTTTTATAATGTCAGCAAAACTAAAATTTAAAATATCGCTTTCTGTTAGTCTAATTTTTGCTTTTACTAACACTCTATCTGCAGTGTATCTATCTATTACATAGTCAAACCAATATTTCAAAAATAAATTATTGTTACTTTGATTAAATATAACACTACTAAAAAGGTGATGTGTGTAACCAAAATTTAAACTTAATGATGAGGGTGTCATGTTAGCAGGGTACTCTTCAAAATGTGTGCCTGCACTGTAAAAAGTTCTATCTACTACATCATTAATATCATCTATTGTAGCAGTTACAGTATCAAAATTTTTATAAATTAGACGTGGCCTGTTTTCTATTTGCTCATATACACCATCATCTATTCCATAACAGTTTGGATATATAGCACCGTTTGATAATCTACTAAATGACATTGCACTAAATACGTCTAGTTTAATTTCTACCTCATTTATGTAATCTACAGGCAATTGTATTCTCATACTACCATAATCCTCACCAGTTAGATTTTTGTATGTTGTTAATTTTGCATCATCCTCATCATTATTATACAACCAAGTTATTTTGCTAGGTAGGTTTTCATAATTTTGTACAGTTTCTGTAGTGTCAATTTTTTCTGTCCAATTTTTTGTAGTACCTGTTTGTAAAAAATCGTTAAAAGGCTCAATTTTAAGTATTTGACCTCTTTGCTCGACTACTAAATTAAACATTTTAAAAAGGTCTTTAATAATATCTGCTAGTTTAATGTCACCATGATTGTCATGTATTCTAGCATTTATAATATCTACAATACCATTAATACTACCTGCACTCACGTAATTAGCATCTTGGTTTGTTAGTATTTCGTGTGTCATATTCATAAAATCATCTACAAAAAAAGTATCATCATGGTAAAAACCAGGATTATTTTGTAGATAATCATGTAAAGTTTGTGACATTGACGTTGGTGGGTTTTGTGTATTGTAAAAAGGCTCATTAAACAGGTAGTTTGCAGGTGGGTTTGGATCAACTTGAGTATTAAAAAATGGTACTGTAAAATAATGTTGATCTTGTGACAAATAAGCACTAGTTGTACTGCCTGTTTGGTCATGCTTTACAAAAAACTCTAGCGTGTCACCAGTCATTAATATAATAGTATTACTAAACACCATTTGATTAAATGTTAAATTTTGCAAACCACCACCATTAGCAGTGCCAAATGGATGGCCTGATGATGCTGCACATGGTTGGCCACCAAATAGTGTTATATCAGTTGCAACACCTAATGTTGTTGTTTGTACTGCCTTAACTTCTATAATTGTACCTGCAGTACCCCATACAGACAATTTTACTTGTGGGTTTAAAACTAGAAAATCTGTAGGTGATGTAATAACACCATTTGCACCCATCATGCCTGATATATCATTTGGATTGCCATTTATAGGGTCTATAGCAGGCTCTGATGTAAAAGGTATTGTAGTAAAAGTATCTGTAATTGTAAATATATTCCTAAATGTAAAATTACCAGTATCTAAAAAACCCTGACCGCCTGGCTGCACACCAAATGGATGTGGAATATTAGTACTTTGCCCTATTGGGTTACCTCCTAAAATTGGTGTTTCTAATAGCTTTAAATTTGTTACTGATACATTACTGACTGTATCTGCACTACTAGGGCTTGTACGTCTATACATCGTGCCTGTAGGTGATTCTACTCGCTTATCATTTAAGCCAGTGTCCATAAATATATTGGCAAAATCAGGATTACCAGCATTTAAAAAATCACTCTCTATACTAAAACCAGCAAAATCAAAAATTTTGTTTACTATATGTAATAAATTTATAAAAGGTTGTATGTTTTGATTACCAAAACATGTAAAATTACCGTTTGCATCTGCAACTAAACCAGTATTTTGCACTAATGAGTAGTAAATATCTGTACTTGTACCACCAGCCGACAGGGTAACACCTGTATTAGTAGCACTATTAGTGACATTTGTATTGTTAAATTGATGGTTAAGATCAGTAAAATCTAGTTGGCTAAGTGTTGCATCACCTAGTACCTCTAAAAAGTGTATTGTTTGACCTACTAAATTAACTCTGTATTTTGTTTCATTTTTAGTTTTAACAATTTCATTTAAAAAAAGTAAGCCTTCAAATATTTGTATATCATTACTAAATAACTCACATCGTTGGCCTATCAATGTAGGGAATTGTGATACATCTGATTGTAAATCATATAAGTGTGCAAAGAAAATATTGTTATTTTTTGTTGCTGGCAAATCAAACGTTTTACTATAGTTGCCAGTTTTAGTCTCTATATTAGTAATATCATCTATAGAGTATGTGATTGCAATATTTTCATCACCATAAGTATCGAGCTCATGTGTTTCGTCATTATGTATAAAAAGCCTAATCATATTTTTTGTATGCGTGTTTGATTAGATTTAGACACCTCAATAACATATTGTATTAGCATGTCATTTGCAGTTGTTTGCTTAGTATAGTTTTTCTCCTCTACTAATACTTTTATGAAACTACCGTTTGCCTCTTGTAAATACACATCAGGTGATGTAAATAATTCCTCTAATGTTGCTGCCTCATCTTGTGTTATATAATCTGTATTGGCCTCTATAATCTCTTGTGCATTAACTGTATATGATGTGTTACCACCTTGATAGGATGCTTGGTGGTAATTTGCATCATCGTATGTACCGTAGTTTTGTTTAAAATTTGATCTTCTAATGTTTGTTTTACGTGTGCTTTTTTTCTCGAAATTGTAGTAATCATAAGCACCTAATCTATTCAAATATGCTAACCTAATAGTTTCAAATCCTTTACAATCTGCACCTGTAATGTCAAATCTGTATGTTGCTGATACATTTGCATTTGTACTATCTTGTGCAACAACTGTATAATAGGCAGCATTTGTAGGTGTTGCAATACCTGAATTTTTTAGATTTTGTGTGCCAATACCAAAATACAATAAACCATGCGTGGTGTACCAGGCTGAATTAATTGAAGCATGCCAAAATGTTTGTGCAGTAATGCCTCCATTTGCATCTGTATTGTCTATAATATGTGTGCTAATAGCTGAATTATTAGCATCAAAAAATCTTACTGCCATTCTACTAACAAAACTTTCATTTTCATTACCACTACCAAAAGCACCATTAAAAAAAGCTATTGTATGAAATTGACCTAATTGTATTTTTCTATTGACAGTAGCTGGCAGACCAGTTAAAAAGAAACAATCACTACCACTTAGCAATAGTGTATCATCAACAAAAGTTTCAAATCCATCTTGTAATTGCCTTACTGCGTTCCAAACTAACCTCTTTTTACTTGTTACTGATCCACCTTGCTGAAATACAAAACCATTTTGTGTTGTTGCAAACTCTTCTTTTGCTTTTACATAATATCTTTTTAGATTGTTTTTGTTTTGTGCAAATTTATCTATTTGATGTATGCTATGTTGCTCAGTAGTTGCAGTAACACCAGCAAATGTACTATCATTAACACCAAAATATGGGAAACCATCAGTATCAGTTTTGCAAAAATCTTGTAAAATATTTGCTATGTTAAAATGTGCTCTATTTTCTGTATTTGCTTTTGCTTTTAATGTAGCTACTTTAACGTCTATCTGTCCTGTTAATGGTAAATATCCAGTAGTAACATATACCTCTAAAATAAACTTGTGATTAAATACGTTTGTTGTTGGGTTTTTAACTGTAAATATAATATCATCATATACAGGATTTAAAAACCTTTTTGGTTGTTTATGTATTTGTACTGCCATTATTTTATATCTTGTGTTGTTGCTTTTAAAAACTTTGCTACATCATTTGCATAAGCTCTAATTACATTTGCTGGTAACTTTCTGTAGTGTTGTCTAAATGCATTGCTAAAAAACCTAGTTGCAGGCAATCCAAATAGTGCTATTTTTCTACCTATTATATAAGCAAATGATTTTCTAGTTATAAATTGGCCACCTCTATTACCTGCACTTTCCCAATTTTTATCTACTCTACCTTGTATGCCTTTGCGTTTAAGCCATGCCTCTACTACACCCTCTTTTATGTTTTTACCTTTAAATCTATAAGGTGATTTGTATGCTCTTCTACCACTTTGACTACCTTTTACACCCTTATCTTGAAAATCACCGTACAAAGGCATCTTAAAATTTAGCTCTAATGCACCAGTTCTATACACTTTTAAATCATAATCTAACTCTTGTGCTAATTTGCCAGTATCTATGTGATCTTGTTTAGACAAATTACGTATTGATTGTTTGATAACTTTGTCAGCAAACATTTCAAAAACACGTTGTGTAGATTTAGTGTCTCGCATTATGCAGTTGCTACTACAATTTCTACATCAGTTTCACTTGCACCAGTACGTACAAACACATCAGAAATACTATGCCCTAATGATGTTATTGCACTGCCACTTGTATTGCTATCTACTACTAATGCAGATATTACATAGCTCTCACCAGCATCTAATTGAAATGCACACCCTACATTGCTCTCTTCAGCAAATGTTATGTTAATAGCATTAGTATCATCTAAATTAGTGATACGCATATATTTAAAATCATCACTATCAAACTCTCTACTTGTAGGGTCACTAGCAAACTCTACTAATGTATGTGTTGTGTTAGCTTTTAATTGATACACACGTGAGTGATATTGGCCAATGCCTGTTATCGCTTGTGTTGTTGTTTTGTCGTAGGTTGTACCATTTAATGTAATGGTTTCTGTTATATCTACGTTTAATGTTGCAGTTGTTACTGTAGTTGCCATTTTATATTTATTTAAATTACATTATATCTGTGTCACAGGCACTAGCATTAAATGATACTATTACCTCAAAATCCGCCCTCCATCCACTTACATCATTATCAAATCTTTCTGTAAACGGTGTGCATGGTACATCATCACTAAACCTAAAATCATTCTCCATGTCACCAAATGCAGTGCTATGCTTAAACTGACTAATAAAGTCACCTATTACTTGCAGTGTATCGCTAAGTACATCATTTTCATTACCCTCATCAGGGCTTACTAAATCCATTACATACAGGCTTAAACTATACGTTAATTCATGATTTGTAAACCTTGCATTTTCTATAGATAGATGTGACAATGCATAGTTTGTCTCTTTTAAATCTATCTCAAAAATATCACCAAATGTAACATCTTGTATGTACGTATTAGCATTTGCAATATCTTCATATAGTTTTATAATGTTACTAAGCGTAACATTTTTTTGAAACAAACCAGCTTGATTTTTAAACTCAGGGAAACTCATATTTTTATACTTTCTAAATCTTTACTGTAACACAAAAAGGTAAACACCTCTTTCGCATTTAACATTAATATGTCATTTATTTTAGTAATGTCACCATTGCTTAAATTATAGATCACACTGTACCAGCCCCACTTGTTACCAAATTGCTCTTCTTTTGCTTGTATCCTCTCTTCGTCTTTTTTTGTTGTTTCCTCAAAGATAATTGCATACTCTTTTGATATTCTTTGCCTATAGTCAAAAAAAAACTAGCTGCACCTTGCACCGTTGCAATGCTTAAATTTTCTTTAAACAATTCAGCATTTTTAACACATGCAGTGCTATCATAATCTACAATATTGTATTTGTCGTTTTTTTTATTTTTTATTTCTCTATATAATACACCCATTACTAAGTGTAAATTTTTTATTGGCTCTTTTAGATAATTATCTAAATCTACAAACTCTGCAAATGTTAGTTCTTTAAGATTAGGATGAAAACCGTACTCTTTGTCACCTATAATAAACACTAAATTTAACTCTTGTGATATTTCATCATCTAGCAACTTTGCTAACACTTTATCTACCTCATCAATATCTGATTTTTTGCATTTTTCTAACTCTACAAACGGTACACCTGTAAATGAGCTTATAGAATTTAATGTTTTTGTATAATCATCCTGGTCTTTATCGTAGTTAAGCATAAATTTTTGGTAGCAATCAATACTAACTTGTGCCCACTTATTAGGTATATTATACTGTTTGTCGTTTAGTGTTAATAACATTTTTTAGTAGTTATCTATTAGTAAATATAAATTAATTAGATTTGGTGCGTATTTAGTTAATTAAGGGTGGTTGTTTTTTACATTGTTTTGCAGCCATCCTTTTTTTATTTAGTAAATATAGTATTTACCAGCATTAGGTTTTAGCTCGTAATACATCCTCATCATTAGTGCATCTGAGTAGTCAGGTGATCTGCCTAATTCCTGTTTTACTTTTTCTTTTGGTATAATAGCTAGCTTAGTGTCTTTATCTATTTTATCTCTTCTAACTTGCTCTAACTCTTTTGTTAAACTTTCTTTTATTGCAGTATCTTTTGTGCTTACATGCACTTTGCCTGCATTTATATACTCTGCGAGTTTATAGTAACATTGCGTTTTTAGGTTTGTATAGTTTTCATTATTTAGTGCCTTAGAGTTGTTTACAAAGCCTTTACAACGTAAAATATCTCTACAACCACCACCAACACCATCATCATCTACAATTATGTTATTTAGAGGTACGTTTTCTAATCTTTGTATTTCTTTTATTTCATCTGCAACCTCAGTAATTGTGTTAGTGTCAAACACTTTGATACGTTCAGCTCTAAGGCCATTCCAATATATTATAACTGTTTTATCTTTACCAAAACGTGCAACATCACAACTTATGTATTTATTGCCACCTGGCATATTGCTTACATCGTACATATTTAGTATTGCATTGTAGTCTATTAGTTTATCTACACTATCATCATACTCCCAATTGCCATACAATAACCTCTGTTTGCTTATTTCATCTAGTTTAAGTAGCTGATCTTTATAGTGTCTAGATATATGTACATTGTCACTAGCTAATGCCTGTATAAACTTGCGATATTTAGGCAGAGTGCCTTTTTTGTTAGGTAGGTAAAACTCATTATAAACCCAATTTTTTGCAGGGTTGCATGACATAAACAATTTAGGTATTAAATCATACTCATCTAATTTATACCTAATACGTGATGATAATATAGATTTTGCCTTTTGTGTAATTTGATTGCACTCATCTAAAAATGCCATTGTTAATTCTAAGCTGCCTAATGAGTCAAAATTAGGGTCTGATGGATATAAAAATAAATCTTTTAATATTACCTCTGAGCCATTGTAAAAAGTAATTACATTGCTCGAGCCATTAAATGTGTAGTGCTTATTTGCTTTTAAACCCCACTCATTACAACATTGCCAAAAAGTAGCAAGTGTAGTTTTTTTTAGGTTATCAAGTTTTGATCTACCTATTAGACATCGTATGCCTTTATATTTTATACAACTATGTATTATGGCTGCACATCCTAAAAATGATTTACCACCTCCAGCCCCACCTCCAAAAAGTATTTCTGTAGTTTCTTTGTCAAATAGATATTTGATTGCAATGCTTTGTTTTGGTGTAAACTCTGCCTCAATCCTCATCAGTTAGTTTAATGTTAATTTGTACAGGCTCATCATCTGTAGTCATATCCATTTGTTGTTTCTCCCAATAACCACGCTTTCTGCCTTTTGTCTTTAAATAAAATATAGTTGCAGTTGTGTTGTTATCTTGTATTTGTTCAAACAATTTGCTTTCTGCAAAATCTAGACTAACGTTTTCTATCTCTTTTACTTTATCAGCAAACTCATCATCAGTTTTTAACCATTTATAGTATGTACTACGTGGTACATCAACTTGTTTACATGCAGTAGTTACAACACCTAAACATTGCTCTAATGCATCTAACATTGCCTCTTTTTTAATATGTCTACTTTTGTCTACCACAACACTCACATTTTTCAGGTAGTTTATCTAAATTAAAACCAAAATCTATAGGTTTAAAACCCCACTCTTTTAGTGTATCAACGTCAAACCAATTAGCTAATTTATCTTTGTCAAACTTACCACCTAGTTTATTTAATTTTATATTTGTTTCTACCTCTTTTGCGTAATCGTAATTTACTAAAATACAAGGTAATTTATCTATGCCTAACTCTACTGCTATGTTATATCTTTGATGGCCACCTATTATAACACCCTCTCTACCTTTATGAGTATTAATTACTAATGGTTGTAATATACCTTTTTGCTCTATGTCACTTTTTAGTTTATTGTACTCTGCATTACTAATTTGTCTTGGATTGTAGTC